TCACATAATCGGTGATATAGGTTGTACCATTCCATTGATAGATAAGGATATTATTAACATCAATAATCAACCCGACTTCAAAAAGCTGACCATTTAAATTGGTTACAACGGGATTTCCGGCCCCATCCTGAAAGATAAGACCATTCAAAAGGATAATGTCTCCTATCTCAAGGTTGTGATTAACAATGGTTAATTGTACAGCTGTCAAGATATCTACCGGTATGATAACAGCTGTAATATTTAACTGAGGGTCATTCATCACCCGATCAATGTAACAAAAATAGTGAATATAACCTTGCTGATTCCCAGATACAGGAATAGGGAAAAGACTTTGACTTGCCGGGTCATCCCATGAAACAGGATCATCCCACGTTACAGTTAAACTATCCCACGTAATTGCATTTGGCGACTGATAAATTCCGAAAAATGTCACATTGTCACGATAAGTAGCCCACGCAGCATTGCGATAATTATAGACCAAAACACGATTAGGGAAAATATTATTAGGGTCTTCAGTGGAATCATTGTAACACCAATAAACCAATTCTTTTTGAAAATCGCGCACACCACAAACGCGCTTTACACCATTATTTGCATTTTTGAACCCAAAGACAGTGTCGGGAATGAGTTCATCTATTCTAGAAACAGCCACACTATTAGCTTGCGTTATCCCCTTATCTCCCACCGCAAATACAACAGGATCGAAAATAACAGGAGAATTGGTTGACTCGCATCCAAAATCCGAAGTAATTCGCTCCCATAGGAATGGAACCCCATATTCACCTACATATCTTAATTGCCATGTGGAACGTTCAAAATAGACGATGAGAGTATTTTTATTGAATTCGCAACTAATAATTGTTTCATTAGTCGGCGCATCAATAAACCCTCCTCTGCCAAACACATCAGATCGCCATCCATTTGTTTGATCTGTGGGATCTCCTATTTGCGAAAATCTGCAACGATTGAAAAAGTTTTTTGCTAACGCTGCACCACTTGCTGTAGGTCCTTCCCATGTATTTAGCAGTAAGAGTCTGCCATAATAGGCAATAATCAATCTCGCTTGAAAAATTGAAAACGAAATTGGAGCGACCACTGGTGAATTAGAAACGACCGGTTGGAAAACAACCCACCCTGTACTTTGATAATAGTAAATGGGATCATATGTAGGAGGAACATTATTTCCATTATTGAAATTCGTGGCGTAGAAAAGCTGAATGTCATCCGTTATACCTCGATAGTTGGTCGCCCAAAAGAAGTCAGCATTTCCGCCCGTCCAGGTTACAGCTAATGTTGACGCTAATTGCTGGAAAGCCATCCCAACAAACAAATAGGCATATTTCGTGTCAAAAAAGATAGTATTTTCATTGTTATTACTCGCGTTAGGAATGTCCCACGTGAAAATTCCCATTACCGGAAGCCCAGGCGCATAGGCAAAAGTTATAACGACAGGCGCACCAGGATCTCCCGTTACTAATCCAATTTGAGTAGTATTGTAATTTATGAAACTTCCCGCTGCTGCTGGAACTCCATTATCTAATAGCAATCCATTATGCGGAACCACCTCGGTGAAAGTTTGCGTCACAGGGGAGCCGATTGTGACTGAAATGCTTCCGGGTATTATTTGCGCTCCAGCTTCTAGACCTAATTGCACCTGAAGAATAGTAAGAAAATTTCCTGCGCCATCCGTTAGCCCTAAAGATTGGCTTTCAATGACTCTTTGGAGTTGTCCAAGTAGTTTATTCCCTTCTTTCTTAACCACTCTATTTCGATATGATCTTGCATTATATAACTCTTGAAAGGCATTATCCGGCGTTAGAAATGGTTTTTTATCGGCCTCAAAACCCATATCTAAGGGAGCTATAAAGTAGGGCTGCATTGTAACCTATCCCAACGCTAATAATTGATAATACACATTAAATCCTGCTGCCGGTGTGCCGCTAGAATTGAGATTTGTAAAAGTAATACTATTTGCGGTTGAACTTACGGCCTGATGAAACGATCTAGTGGATGGTGGACTTGCTTCAGTTGCTAACCTGGTGAGTTGAACATTGTAAAGGATCGCCCAAGATGCCGGAAAAGTCACGGTTTGCGTAGCATTTGCCGCAAAAACTGTTCCAAATATCATAAAAATATTGCCGAAAGTGAATGTTTGATACCCCGTTCCAGAAGCGCCACTTCCTGAATAAGTAGGTGTAAAAGCTCCAGGCCCTAACCCAGTAGTTATTTGAGTGTCTGGCCCAGTTGCTACTTGTCCTGGTGGCTGAAAAAAAAGGAATGGCGCCCCGCTAATGGATTTGGAATAGACCGCAATTTCATTTGCCAAAGTTCCCGGAGAGGTTGTTAGCGGCGTTGGGAAATGGATTACGTTATGTTTGCCTTTAGTAGATTGCATGACATCGAAATGATCAACAGCTATCGTAGCCGCTAGGACTGTGAAATTATTCTGAATAAGAAACTTGGTTTGTCCGAGGGTCTGGCCTGTTGTGGGAGTATTTGGAGTAAATGACATTCTTTATCCTATTTATGAAACGATTTCAGAGTCTCAGCTAAATGTGCTCTTTTGCCTATTGTTCCCCCTTTTTTCTCCGCCGCTTTCAGCTTTTTTTCAGGAATTTTCTCTCCTTTTTTGGTATGCAATTCTTTTCTCAAACTTCCAGGGTGCTTTATGGCACCCTTAATCCAATCTTTTGCCATTTCAATCTCCTATGTAAAGCTGCTTTACATTCATTAAAATCCACCACCAGATCCCCAGCCCCAACCACCACCATCATAGTTATGGGTAAGCTGATCTGAGAATATTGTCTGTATTCTTTGTGTCCCAATTTGCGCATAGGTGCGTGTATAATTAAGAGTATATCGTTCAGCCAATCCCTTATCGCAAAATTGAACTCCATCGCTATCAAGTCGGTCTTCGAATATTTTTTTCGCGGCTCCATAAGCTAGAGTTTCCCACCATTCAGCCTGCTCTGGCACTCCGGCATAATTGGGAACATCATCGTTCAATGTCCCTAAAAGAACTTGTGAAGGCAGCCGATAAGCCACTATTTCTATAGTAAAGCCACCTATTGGAACGGGTCTTAGTGTGAATTGATTTTGATAAAAGAGTATTGACAACGGGATTGTCATTTGGGATGGATTGTATTGAATCTGTATTGGTGTGCCAGCTAAAATTCCTACAGTAAAATTAAGCGTGATCGCTCCTGTGGTGTATGAGATTGTGCTAGGAGTCGCCACTTGTTGTCCTATTAAATTGCCCTCTCCATCATCTGTAACATTGATGGTATTGCCATTAATATCAAACGTTGTGATGAGTATGTTTTGTACCCTACTAATATTCGTCTGAGGGAAAGGAACTGGAACCCCAGCTGGAAATACTTGGGTGGAATTCAATGGAGACTGAACCATCGGATTATTATTCTGACTTCGAATAATAATAAGATTAGGATTAGTATTCCCAGCTGGACTTGCAAATCCTGTATATGGCCCTGTGCCACCATTACCAAATGTAAAGTTATTGCAATACTGCCAATTGTAATTTGCCCGATAGAAGCTCCATGGCTCCTGGAATAGTTTAATATGTCTTTTCATACACATAGCCGGAGCTTCAACAGTAGAGAAATGCTCGCTATCGAAAGGATACACATCAACCCCTCGGACAGTATTGAATGTATAAATATCCTTGAGTTTTAGACTCCTAAACTGCGCCGGGAAGTCAAATAGATAAAAGCTATTGATATAGTCAATTATCTGCGAATCAGTAAGCTGAAAATCATTACTGGTGCAAGTGATTAGTCTTGCCTTGTTAATGATAGCTGCTAAATTGCCTATTCCTATACCCATTGTGGATCCAATGTGTCAAAACAATCTTCTAAATTCATTGTCGCAGTTCCTGGAATTATGCCTGATCCCGCTGGCACGCATACGGGAGGAGTATTCGCGCCAGCAACCGGATAAACAAATGGCGTGTAATTCGTGCTGTCTATAGCAACCGTTATTGTATTAGGTGTTAACTTTTGCACGATTGCCTTCTGATTATTCAATTCGAATGTCCCGTACGGCGGCGACACTCGAAATGAAATGTATTCTCCTAGTGAATAGTCATGATTTTCTGTGAATTGGACAGTCGTCATTTGCCCCAAATTAATAGCGTTTATATAAAATAAACTCGGCACCATCACTTCAGTAAATATCGTTTGTCCAGGAATCACATGAATGCTCATGCCACTTTCACTCCTGGAATAGAGATAGGGTCTATTGCAGTAAGAGGAATAAATCGCACTCTCGATATCTTATTAAACTTCGTTGGCACTCCCCTCTTACCTCTGCTGTCTAAGTTCTCATCCAAATAACGAATTTTCTTATAGGTATTATTCAGATGAATCATTAAATGCCTTGGAATATCCACGATCTCACCATGCGCGATTTTAATAGATCTAAGTGGTTCGCCTGGATAAAATCGATAGCTAAACTCAATCCATCCCCCTTGCGCATCCACAAACTCAAACAGGCCATTGATCATCTGCTCATCGCGTTTGCGCATAGCCTTGATCATCTCATCCGATCTTTCCTTTGTGACCGTATTTCTGACCTGTTTTTTATATTCTGTAACTTCCATTTTTCACCTCACATTGGGGTAGGGACTTTGTCCCCACCCATTAAAATTAAGCATTTGTAATTGCATTAAAATAATCACATTTAAAGGCCATCCATTGCATAGTTGCACCAGCAATACCTACTGCGCTCGTCCCAATCTGCATCACATATTGATTACGATTGTCAAAAGCATCTAACAAGTTAGTTCCTGGAGGCGACTGAGGAATAGTTGCCGAACCATTATAGGGCACAATTCCCGACCCAGCAGGGAAACACGTAGCCGGAGACGGGCCCCCTTGTACAGTCGCGGAAGTTGGATAAACAAAAGCGGGGAATCCTGTCGTATCAACATTAATAGTGATAGAGGATTCTGTAGCCGTATTTGTCACAACCAAAACCCTAGGCGCTCCAGCAGGAGAGGCTTTTGTAAGATTACTCAAATTTATCATCCCGTACGGAACTGGAATTTGGAAATCTACAATCTCCCCAGGTGTAAAGTCATTCGGCCTGAAGAAATAGACCTTCGCCGGATTCGCTTGCGTGATATATGCAATAGGCCTAGCTCCTGGATAATATTTCGATGGATAAACTTTCTGATAAAATCCAGTCGTTCCATTAGCGATAATCAAACCAGCAGTGGCGGCAGTAGCTCCATAACCGAGCGTTATGCTCGTATTTGTCGTGATGGCAGTTATCTGATAAAGAGTGGAACCGCTAATTTCTAAGGCCCCGCTCACATTGATTAACCTTACGGTATCTCCAACGCTTAGACCTGCTGTATTTGCTGTTGAAACGACAAATGTGGTTCCATTGATAGCAGTGATCGCCACTTTGCTAAAGGTAGGTGGAGACGCCTGATTAATAAATGTGAACCCGTTTGTTGTTCCGATTATAGAAGATAAGGCATTAGTAGTGACTGTTTGCGCCAAACCTAGGTAAGAGCCGACAACCATGGAACTATACCATTCTGAATAAACCGGACTAACGGCAGCAGCAGATCCCCAATTTGTAATATCCTTAACGAAAAACCAATCCGGCTGGTCGCTAAGAGCAATTAATTGACTCACAATTGTTGCAGGATTAACATAAGTACCCCCGCCGATAAATGAATAAGGCAATGCCATAAAACAACCTCCTTAAATACCGGTTGAGCGTAAATTTTCAAGCCACAAGTCATTCGTGATGCACTGCCCTTGATAAAACGAGCAACCAGCTGTATGTCTTAACCATTCTATTACTTTCGGCAACAGCTTGCCTACTGACCAATTACTTGGCGGGGGAACCGCTTCGAATTCCCCTCTACAGGTTTCCTCTGTAGTTTGGACTATCGCATCCCCAAAAGGGGTCCGAACACTTAGTCTCTCACGCTGGTAAACATATTCTATTCAACATAATTACCTTGCGCCTTATCGCCCTAAGCAGCTTGCTCGTAGGCTTCTAAGTCAATCAGTTCAGATTTTACATGCACATTTAAAAAGATTTTTATGCATGGGTCGTTGTTATATCCAGGAGGCAGATAGATAAATCTAGCTTTTCCTCCGGCCTGCCACTTGCTGTTACTTTTATGACCATGTATAAACATGGCGGATACTTCATTTCTGAGTATCTCCCAAGGTTTCCTCTTGGGTTCGGAACATCGCATCACCTTTCGGTGTTTTCTCGCTTGTTCTCTCAGCGTGGTGTTTATGCTCGTGATGTAAATAGAAATGACACGTTGAACAGAGCCAAATGACATCATAAGGGTTTGAATAATCTTCATGATGGGCATGAGGAGTACATGATTTATCACATTTAGAACATTGTTTAGGTCGAATAATCTTGCCTGTTTCAACCGCATACATTGTTCTATCATGTACTCTTCTTTTTTCTGGATTTTTCTTGTCCCAATTTGAAGTTCTTTCGTTCCTTTTTTTACGTCCATTCTCCGTATTATAATACTTTCTGGTTGCTTCGAGAGACATTTCCCTGGCTTTTCCCAGATTTCTTTCGTACCAAGAACGGCTTTGCTTAAGTCTTTTTTCTCTATTCTGTTTTTGCCATTCAGAAACGTAAATCTTCTTGTTTGCAATAGCTTCGGCAGACTTTTTTGATCTCTTAACGCTTTCACAACAGCATTGACGACATCTAGGATTGACGCCATCTTTGGAGCATTTAAGTTTTCCGAATTCATTGTAATCTTTTTCTTCTTTACATCTTTTACAATTTCTCATATGGCTCCATTTACGGGTTTGCCATACGATATTATCAAAACACCTTCGCCCTTGTCACCATAATTACGCAGCTATTGCATAATCGTAGGCTTCCAAGTCAATCAGAGAAAATTTATAGTGGTCTGACACTTTAACCACTTTGTAAGACTCTTTAGCGCAGACAAAGCAATTAGCAATATCATTGCCAAGCATCGAAGCACCAGGCGTTACAGATCCTTGTGAAGAAACGAACATACGAACGTTATTTACGCCGCCCCATTCGGTTTGTAGGGTCTTTTCAACATTAGGATATTGAAACTTCCTTAGGAACTGCTGAATGTTGTTGAATACCGGTATCATTCTAGTTGTAGCCAGCATGATATAGGCATCACCAATCGGCGATGTTCCTATCTTCAATTCGCCAGGGATCATATCCGTAATGTATTCTGCATCATTATTTTGCAGAATCGTTACAATGTCATCTGTATCACTCAAACTCATTTCAGTCGGCAAATCGCCGTTAACACCACCCACGCAATTTACTACGGAGGCTGTTGCTTCTAGTTCATCACGAACCAAAACATCCTGAGTTTCCCTCATTGCCTGCCCCAAACGGGCTGCTGCGCTATTGAGGACTGGGTCTTCGTTCGTTATTGTCACCTGTCTCGTCATAACAATATAAGTTGAGAAAACGCGGACTCTACAATCTACGTCTACTCTATTCAATTGTTGCGGAGGAGGATTGTTCATGGCGTCATCATTAGGCACAGGGAACAGGTTTAGCCTGTCGTACCTTGATTGCCTATCGATAAAACCTTCGTTGTCTGGCAACTCCACTGGAACAGCGCCTAACATGTGAATTAGATTGCGTTCAGGAGTTGACAGAAGCTTAGAATTATAACGCTGCTGAATTTGCGACGGCAGCGTGGCTAAAGAAACTGTCATTTATCACCTCGGTTAATAACCGAAGCCAGCCTTACGAGCGTGACCTATCATTTCTTCATAAATACTTTTCTTCTCGACCTCTGACATTCTGTAGGCTTGAGCCATAGGCCGTTTATCGGAAGTATGGGGAGATGGCACAGTTTTAGAATTCTCCTTGATCTTCCGCTCAACTTCCTTGTCTCGCCTACTCTCTGGCAGTTTTTGAGATAAATTCAGCGCTTTAATGTATTTATAAGATTGTAATCCGATTAAAAATGGATCTTGAGAGGCAACGATTGTCTTAGCTAACTCCGGCTCTTGATCTTCTAAAAGTTCTAAAGTTTCGGGGTTAACCACTTCGTCGAAATCGGGGAACTTCTTTTTCAAGTGATCCATGAACTGGGCTTGATCACGCTTTTTTAACATCTCCTCGACATCATTGAGAGTCTGTTTGCGGATCTTTTCACTATTCCTCTCTAAAAGCTTTTCAACTTTACCTTTAGGCAGGTATTCATCTGCTGGAATCGTATCCAATTCATTGACTTCTTGCGCTTGAGGAAGTTGCTGAACAGGCATCCTAAGAAGCTTTTCATTAATTTCCTTCTGCAATTGAAGTTCTCTTTCGAGATCTTTAGCCTTATTTTCCATTCTGCGCCAATTTCGATCCTGACGGGATTCTTTTCGTTCAGTCTCTAATTGTTTTTGAATAGGTTCTTCAGGCTGAGAAGCAGTTTCTACTTGAGAAGCTTCCGCCGGGTCGATCGGCAACGTATCGCTGTTTTGAAGTATCTCTTCTTCCATAATTATCCTTTGTTGCGCACGGTGGGGCGCATTTTTGCACCGTAGAGTAAACGCCTTTAAAGATGGACGAATCTTATCTTGATTAATAAGCAGAAAAATTTTAAATATCTAGAAAAAAAGGTTTTATGATCTGCTTAGGATGTCTTGAAATAAGAAGAGATTGCGATTTTTTGATGGGGAATGTTTTGTGTTACCGCTGTATTTTTAGGGAAAAGACAAAAAATATGATTCCCGTTAGGAAAAAAGAGAAATGCAAGATTTGCGGTATTGCGTTATCTAGAGGAAGATGGTCATATTGCTCGGAGGAGTGCACGGAGATAGGACGCATAAAATTTATGCATGACGTTAAGTTACCGGGTTAAACTCTGGGGAAATGACTTTGCCTAATGATTTGGGAACCCTGAATTCCATCTTCTTATCTTTGAAATTGGGATTAGCTTTCCAGTTCCCATTCTCATCCTTCATAAAGCCAAAATGGTAGAGGTCTACGCGCTTCCAAGCTCTAATCTGTGTAACCAACTCTTCATCGAAGAGGCCAACGCTCTTAATCATATTTTCCATCTCAGACCAGTGAACCAAGCACCAGCAAAAGCGAATTTCGTTAGTTTTTGGATTACACCAGAAAACTATTGTGTCATCCTCAGGATAGGGGCGCCACAGAAACGCTCGGATCGTTCTATGAATCGCCCTTGGCATTTGCAAATCTTTTTTCTCATGCACTTGGATATAGAACGGCCTTCCTTCGTGCGGATCTGAAAGAATGGTATCATTAAGGTCATAAACAAGACTTGACATGAGTTCATTTGTCATATCTCCCACTTCAATGCGATTAGGTGAATTAATCTCCTGAATCGTCAAATCTCGGTATGTTTTTCCCACAGTTTCACGTGAAGGATCAAACCGACTTTTATATTCCATTATTTCTTTTTCCTCTCTTCAGCTTTCATCTTGTGTCCATATATATTCGCATCTTTCATCTTGTCACTTGTACGCTTATTGGCTAAATCTGTGATCTCTTTTTCTGGAAGACTATTTTTCGGCATCGAATTGTGCTTTTTCATGTTATTTCTTCTTTTTTTCTTTTTTCTTCATCATTTTGGCTCCATAATCGCAAACCTTGTCTCGCTTTTTGTCTGCCTTAAGTAATGACGATTCTTCTTTCTGGAGATGTTTGGTCTCTTTTTGAAGATTGTGTATTTTCTTATCCATTATTTTTTATTCCTTTTGGGTTTATGAACTCCGTCAAATGCCTGACCAGAGAATTTAAGAACACGTTGTTGGTGACCTTCAATAGCGCGCTCTTCAGGGCTAATTGTCTTCATCGTCTTCATGGAAGGATTTATTGGGCCTTTTTGTTTTTCAATCATATATAACTCCTATGTAATAGATGGGGCTGTACTTCAGGAGGTGTTCTAGGCTTTAACTAACTCCTTATCGCCTTGGCCCAAAAATTAAGAATATCGTCCGATATAACCTTGCTTCTCTATATCTTTAGCAGCTTTCTTTTCGTCTCTGTTGTGACGCTCAATATAACCAGTGGTATCACTGAATCCGGCCTGCGAAAAGACGGCTTTTGGATGCGAATAGTCGTCGACAACAGGATTCATATCGCCTTGTTTTACTCCCTTATGGGACATGTGATGTTCTTTATCCATGTGATGAGGGCCTTGATGCGTATCTTTCATGCCATCCATTACAGAATGTTTTTTTGAATGATGTTTTTTAGCCATTTACAACCTCTTGATTTGAAGTTTGATTTGCTTGTGCTTTATTACTCTCTGCTTCTTCAAGGCTCTTGACCATTTCAATACCCTGCAAGAACATGTTTAAATCCATTCCCTGGATCTCTTTAACAGCTTTCACTAGATTTAGAACTGCCGCTGTCTTGTCTTCTTCTGCTCGCTGTAATCGTTCGGCGTTCAAGGCTTTGTCTAATTGTATTTTAGCCATTCTTTCCGCTGCAAGCCCTTCTTGAGAATGTGCATAAGATATTTTCGTCTGATTGTCAACTTCAAATTGCTTCATCTGCATCTGATGGGCTTCTTCTGCAATTTTCTGTTGCGCTTCTTTTGTCGCCTTGATTTTCTCGATAATCCGGTCTTTATTTGGGATATCCATTGCTTCGATAATTTCGTCTTCAGGAAAGTTCTCGCCGATTATTTCTCGAAGGTGTAGGATTTTCCCTAGTTCTAGTTGCTGAAGTGATTCGGTAAGGGCTTCTTGCTTCAGTTTGCAACCATATTTATAAAAGGCTTTATTATCAAATTCCGCCGTGGGTTCTTCACCTATGATCAGTTTGACCTTACCATATGTCCAATTGCCTTGTATCCACGCTACTTGGTAATCTCCGCAAAGCTTCTGATATTCATCGAAGTTGTCGAATAACTTAGTCAATGTCGTCACACCGGCCGTTGTACGCATCATCGCGATAATTCCGGCTTTGTCGTTAATCTCCGTGCCGAGCATTGTTTCGTTAACGCCAGAAATTAGATTCATTACTTGCTTATATCTCTCTTCCATCTCAAGCATGATTGGAGGAGGAGGAACAATAGGCATCGGCTGCACATCATCCATCGAGAATGAACCATCTATTGTAAGTACGCGCCCATTACTACTATTCAATGAATCGTCAGGAGTAACTAAAGCTCCCTTCTTAACCTTAAGTCCTTGCTGCTGAGCCTCAATCACATCGTTGGCATATACCTTGATTCTATTGAAAAGGTATTGGGAATCGCGTAAATCCCGGGTTATACCCCTAAATTTGTAGGCATAATACGGAGTATCTGCATTAAAATAGGCTAGACACGGCACCACCGGGTATTTATCAGTGTGATAGGGATCGGGTTCGTCTACGAAGACTTTGTCATTAACTACTATCGTTCGGCGCACTGTTGGCTTTCGTCGATTGATGAACTTAATTTGATCCCCAAAATTCATTTTGATTATGCGTGCATCCTCTTCATCGCCTACGAACTCTTGCACCTCTTCAGTCTTTTTATCGATCATGAAAGTAGCTTCACGGTCTGAGAGGTACCAATATTCGTCAAATGCAATAAGGTTCGGAAATTGGATTTGATAGACTTCCGGCATATAATAGAACTTATCGTCCCTATAAGTGCCCTTAGGCAACCCCAAGATCTGATCTTCATATTCTGGATACATTCTAGCTGCTTCATATCTATCGTAGAACGTTCTTACCCACCAGAATCTTGCGTCCATCATATCATGACGCCTAAAGTATGGGTCAAATAGGCACGATTTCATATCTACGTATCGGGCGTCCAATTCTCCGGAAATAATATCGCAAGTCGTATTCTTGACAAAGTAAGTGAAACCAAGACCTTGTGTTAATGCACCCTGCTCGAATGTGTCCGAATAGACATTGTAGAAATTCCCTCTATTGTGCATGTAATAGAGACATTTAGAGAACTGATCGCTTGTCTTCTGCGCGTTTGGATGCATCGGCATGCATACAGAAGACTTTCGATTCCTACGCTGATAGCCCGATACCATCTGAATGTGAGAATTGATAATATTGAAATTCCATATCTTCTTGCGATAGGTTGCAACTCCTGGATACAGCAAGCCCCATATCTCGGCATCCCCCATAGCGAAACGCTGGTCTGTATCAGCCTGATACCATTGGGTCTGTAAGATGTTAATGCAATCGGTGTAATTCCTGTGCATACCTTGACGGAGACTCAAATCTATTTCAGTTGATGGCCAGAAGAGAGGATCAGAATTGCGAGGCACTAGACATCTCCTTGTGAGACATCTCGCGTATAATCAGAAAAATTTTAATTGTGAATAAAAAACTCCAGGTGTAGGGATCGAACCTACGACAAATGCGTTAACAGCGCACTGCTCTGCCTCTGAGCTAACCTGGAATAAAATTGACTTTGCACGAAGAATATTTGTTCAGCGAAATTTGCCTTCCGGCCGCTATTGAAGGAGAAGTTATTTCGTACATGTCCAATTCCATTAATGCTCCATGAAAGTAATCGCGCTGCCTTCATCATCGACTTGCGTTGTTGTGATCTGCAATTTGTCTTTCACTTTCTTGATTGAAGATTGCAAAGGAATTTCGTCTTTATACCAGTCATTTTGTGAAGCTTTAACCTTTGTCAACTGCACTAATCCTCTAAATTGTTTCAGACAATCGTCCGCTTTGATCATCTCTTTTGTCATGCGCTCAATTTTGCGTTCGAATTCACCAAACATCGACATGACTTTATGAATGGCTTTTTCAAGATTTAAGGGATCCTTAACAGTTAACTTAGATTCTAACAAAACAAGAATCTCTTCAATTCGGACAATCCTATTCATTAAATCTTGAAAGTCTGAGTCGTCAATCTCTTTCATCTTCCAAACCACGCATTTAAAGCTTTTGTATCCGAATCTTTTGCCCTATTTGGATTAATCTTGTCAAGACCAGAACAGAGATAGCGAAAGGCGTCTGCGCCATGACTCGCATCGTCGTGAGCCGGGTCTGACGACCACCCTCCTATTTTAGATGACCATGTTTTCTTATAGTTTTCCAAAGCTAGAATCCCTTCTTTGCATCTCCCTTTATCAAACCAACACTTCCCTAAAGTATTCCGAACAAGATTAATACCGTCCCTAAGAGAATGCGGTTCCAAAACAATACCTGATAAATTAAATTGTCTAGCCTGTTGAACAAAAGTAATTCCAGACCTATCACGTGAGTTAGCATCATGAGGCCAAATATGTGTTCCATATGTATATCCTTTTGAAGCAAGCATACCAACGCATAAGTTTAAGGGCATATCCCTTTTTTGGAAGTAGTCAATTATGTTAACATCGCCCTGTCGAGTTATTTGGAAGAACCATATACACATAAAATCGGCCTGCCCTAGATCCCACGCAGTATAAACAGGAAGGGCCCTGTCATAACTGACATTGCAAATATGGCCCCCAGCATAAAGCTCTTGCATTTGCGATGAGTACCAAAATCCCTCTTGAGAGGCCGCGAAAGCCTCTTCCGGCGTAGACGGATATTCGCGTAGCATATCTTCTTTCTGTGTCTCATACTTCTTTGCGTACCAATATTTCTGACTATCGTCTAACACAATTCCATCTAGGAAGAGCTTGGCATAGTATTCTTGGAGATCTTTACTGATTGTTGTGGCATGCTCAAGTCTGTATTCGGGGTGCTGCCACCAGGGGAAGAAGAAGAACTTGAAATCCAAAGGCGATAAAGGGATAGAGCTTCTTTGTCTTTCGAGCGCTTTTTGGCACATATCATAGAAATAGCCCTCCTTTCCTTCTGCTGTGCTTTCGATAACTATTTGCTGACCTGCATGGACAGTATTGAGAGATCCTGTGATGATCTCTTTAGCTTTCTCCGGATACTTTGCGCATATCTTGCCAAACTCACTCACGTGCAAACACTGCAATGTACTAGACCGCAAAGAAGTGCCTACACGAATTACAGAACCATGAGAGAAAGCGAGTTCGTCGGCTGAGTCTCCCACCAGTCTAAATGCAGGGCGCACCCTAGGATCTAAAGTATCGAATGAGAACTTAAGCCTGTCTGTGAATATGTCTTTTCCGTCATCTCTTGTCTGTGCGATGATTCCCACTTGCGTGTTCCGGCTCCATAGAATTTGATCGAGTTCATCAATGCAAAACCCTGTTGTCATGCCTATCTGACGACATTTCAAGATGATTTTAAAAGGATGCGGATCGAATAATACGATTTTCTGCGCCCAATTAGGCTCAAACCGTATTATGCGCTTGTCCGGCGTCTTTATCTTGTAAAGGTTGTTTAGCCTCCAAGCCCGGTCGCTGAGAAGATTTATCGCTGTTTCTTCGCTCACACGCATCGTGTATTATCTCCAACATCTTCACTTCGTCAATCACTTCGCCCTCTCGCTGCTTTAAGCGATTCTTTCCCAGCCAAATAAGCATTGTGTTATCACCCTTCACGGCTTTATCGAATTGGGCCTTACGGAGCATGCTGTCGCCCTGTTCTTTTTTTCTGGCCGCATAAGCGGTAAAGGATACCTTGTGCTTTTCTTCTACTTTTCGATAGAAGGTATCATGATGCATGTTAAAGTGTGGGGCAATTTCCGTGCCTTTGCATCCGGCTAAAAGATATTCATCTACTTTTTCCCAATCAACATGCTTTACATTTTTAGGGATAGTGCGCTTCATAATCCGACCATAAACAATAAAATTTTAAATGTAAATGAGTCGATTACATCTTGTTACATACTAAATCGTTAAATATCGGTAGCTAATCGTTAGTTCGAAGAAAAAAAGGGGTTGCGCATAAATGGATATTTGTGATAATATGTTTTTATTCGAGCGCACATGTCTCCCTGGAGCCTCTATAGTAGTAAAAGAGCAGGTTGAGCGGTGAGTGAGAGCGGTGTAATGGCAACAATAATGAAGAGGAGAATTTTTATGGGATTTGAACAAGCTGAAGCTTAAAGGGCCGCGGAAGCGGGAAATTTGATAAACCCGCCTCCGCGCGAGTAGAGGAAACGAAAAACAATACACAGGTTCGGGATTGTCTGGGCAGAGAATCACCGTTACCGTTTACACAAGGATAATTGTATATGGGGAAGTTAAAAGAGTCAATAGAGATTGAAGATGCATTGAGATCAGATTATATCATGCACACGAAAATGGGTTTTTTTGTGCATGATGAGGCGCTCATGTCTAAAATATCGCAAAAAATGCGCATGATAAAGAGACATGTTGATGAGATAGACACATTTAGCAGGGAGATAACGGAAATGATCTATGAGCTAGAAGATGAATTAGTAATGGCGAGGGGGATTATATGAACTACGATAGGACAATGGAGGCATATGAAGAAGGGCTAGCTCAAGGTGTAGATGAGCAAGCCGACGAGCGGGAGAAAGACCGCTCTTCTGATGAAGGTGACTTAGATTTTCTGGATCTTGATCTTGAAAGTGAGTTTGATAGGATGTGCTATGAAAGTTAGAACGACGATAAGCATTGAGGGAAAGGTTTTGAAAGAGTTTCAAAAGCTTTGCATAGACTTGAATGTAACAGTTAGCAGTGAGATAGAGAGATTGCTAAAAGAAGTCGTGACCGGGATGAAAAAATGAATTTACAGCGGAAGATTGGGGGTGTTCTATATTTTTTTAAGCTCGTGGCGTGTATTCTTTTTTTATTTGGACAAGATAGGGGGGCTATATTTTTAGTGCTGCTAATAATATCGATTTGGTTGTCTTTTATATTTACAGAATTATATTTCAAGGATTTTAAGTGAAAACTGAACATTTGTATTGTAGAGAAGAAAAGCTGCGATGGTGGGGACAAGGAGAATGGCTCGATGAGCCCGATATAGTAGAATTTGAACATTTGGGATTTACTTGTAAAGTCTTGCGCGTGTGCTTAGAAGATGGGCGTGATTTAAAGCATAGATTTGGAGGTTTTTTAAATGGATATGTTGCAATACCTTCCGATCATCCTTTTTATCAAAAAGCATATGAAAAAATTCCTATAAATTGTCATGGGGGGTTGACTTTCGGCGAATGTACCGATCGCCACTTGATAGGGTTTGACTGTGCCCACAGCTTCGATTATATTCCCAGCACTGAGCATCTCAAAAAAACCATTCCATCACTAATTAAAATAGAAAAAGAATTGGAAGGGCTTAAAAAAAATTCTATGTTTAAAGACAGCCCGATTTTTCAAAAAACATATAGAAATATGGAATTTGTGATCGCAGAATGCAAAAAGATAGCGGAGCAGTTAAAATGAAGTG